CCTCTATACCAAGATGCGTCTCCGGATACTAGTATTACATTTGCAGTAGTGTTGCCTAAATTTTTAATAAAGACGACACCATATTCTGGATCATATCCTACCGGTATCTGTTCAAAAAATCCATTTAAATTATAAGGAATATTAGCGGTAAGTAAATCATATGATCTTATGTTTTGGCTATCTGTCAAATATCCATTTGCGAAATTTGCACTAGTTGCGGGTAATATTTGTATAGTAGTTGGCTCGGTAGTAACTATTTGCACATTATATTCTGTTCTAGAATATTCAATACCATCCTGTACCGGTTCAGTAAATGGAGTAGCAAAAAATATATACCAATCATCATCACCATTGAATAATGTTAAAAATGTTGCACCACCTGGTGTAAATTCTCCTGCGCTATTTGCATAATATCCATTAGCAGTAGTACTTGTATTTTGATAGAATGGATAATAATAATTAGGATCAGTATTGGCTCCTGTTATATATACAGGTACAATACCATTAGCAGTAGTTATATCTATAGGTAAAATAGTTGCAACATTGGGATCAGGAGTGCTTGCCACTTGAAATGAGGATGTACCAATTAAGCCAAGCGCGGCAACACTATTACCGATCGTAGTAAAACCTACGCTATTAGGCCTATATTGATTACCATTCATACCACCATTACCTGTATTGCTATTATAAGGTTGTATGTTAGCGCCGCCCCACGGGAACACATTGCTGACATTGCTATAACGACCTGATGTATCGTTTCTTGCTGTAGCACTCCAATAATAGTTTGCGCTAGGCAAATCATTGACTGTTATAGTTACATTGTTATAAACAGCATTTGCGCTGTCACTATTTGTGAATGGTATGCCACCTGCGCTTTGTACTGTGCGATATAATTGATGTTGTTGGACATTGCTATTTGCGCCATAGTTGAAGTCCATATACAATACAGTACCAGTATCAGGCACGCATGAAGTGACTTCAAAACCTGTCACTAATGCATTAGCATCTGTGAAACTAGTTATAGTCGGTGGACATGGTTGGCTGATCACATTAGGATCAGTCAAGCCTGTATTATCAGCAGGTATGAAATCTGTGATAGCATTATCGGCATAGACTGTTGCATTGTATTCGAATGCTTCTATGTTAGCGACTAAACTATTGTCATCTGTGGTCTGTTCGCTTACATTGCTGACACGGAACAACTTGTATGGATTTGCAGGAGTCGTAGTTGTAGGTCCCCAACCATAGTCAGGCTGACCAACACGAATAACATCGCCTGCTTCTATCTGTATACCTGAATAGTCAAGTTGGCAACTTATCACTAGATCCTCGCGGCTCTGTAACAGTCTTCTTGCCGCTAGATATTTCGCTTGCACAGCACCATTGACTAATGGTAAACTGATGTTCAATCTATTGACTGCTTCATTAGGACTCAATATATCATCATAGACTTGACTGCTCCAATTCGAAGGATTTGTCAGATCGATGATTTGATAATCTGTCTGATCTTTGATATTATTGTTTGGATATGCGACTTCTACTTGATTATATGTCTCGTTTAGATCGACAGGATTGATCTGTATACCACCTATCAGATTATTGCTGTCTACTAAAAACAGACTTGATTCTAGTCCTGCATATGGTGCGTTCATGACTACGCGCCATTTACCTGTCGCTTCGCTATATTGCAACCAACTATCGCAACTATCGACCATGGTCTGTAGATTGTTCAAGCATGTAGATGCTGTGTTTACTGCACCATTGATACGATAACGATAGGGTTGTGTCTGTGGATTACCACTAGTGTCTATGTAACCTATACTTTGATTGCTATATGTGTTCAATGCAGTCAAACTTGCTGTATCGATTTGACTTAATGGAATAGCGCAACCATATCTATCATTTACTAGATAATCGAGTATCACATCGCCAGGTCTTGCGCCATTACTTGCGCCCATGTTATTTGTCAATTTAACATTCAATGCAGGTTGGCCTGTGGTTCCAGCGTCTGGATTATATTCTATACGCACGATTGCAAACGCTGTGTTGTTCATCGTTGGACTTTGTCCACCTGTAGTGTATAATGAACCATTCCAACGCAGATCGCTAGGGAATATACCACCACCTGTGACACTATCGCTCATGATCTGTATGGCAGTCTGACCACCTGTGTTCACACCCGAACTTGAACCATTAGTGAACAACCAAATATAAATCTTGCCTGCCATGCGAGTATCAAGTTGTGCAGTACCTAGTCCACCATTATTTGTTATCAATCCTGTGACTACACCATTGCTACCAAACTGTACTAGTCTACCATCAAGATATACTCCATTGCTAGTATCAAAACTATAAGTTCCTGTATCAGTTACTTCGGCTAGTGATATGCAATACCACATGTATTTTTGATCTTGACTGATCTTGGCATCTGTTGTCGCACCGAATACCCATGCTGATCCATAAACTACAGGTAATTTATTATCTGTACTTGGATTCAATGGTACACGACCACCACCATCGCCACCTGCGGGCGCCGCCACTTCTGCTCGTTTTGCTAATAGTTTGCTAGCACCTATGCTTATAGCCGCGCCTAATAGTGCTTTACCTATGAATGCGCCTGCACCTGGTATGAAAACAGCGGCAGCGACAGCGGCGACTACACCTATGACTTTTTTAAGTGCTTTACCTATTTTACTAAAGATACCCATAATTAATCTCTTTGTATGCCTCGAGGTCCTACCATACCGCCTGAGCCGCCAGCCGCCGCGCTAGTACCTGCTGTTGGTATGCTCTGTCTATTTTTAGGATCTACACCGAAATCAAAACTAAATCCTGCTAGACTGCTTATGTTGTTCATGCTACTATCTGTGCTATCAAAGAACTGCCAACTTTCCTTGTTTGTTTTTCTTCCTGCAATTCTATTTTCTAACACAGTCTTATAACTGCTACAGTCAAATGTTATTGTGTAATTATCTAGGCGTTCTTCACGCTCTTCGCTGATACCATAATTGGTCACGATGCCTGTGAATCTTAGATATGCATTGCTCAACACATAGTTATTATCATAGAATCCACGATATATTTTGACCAATCCACCACGTACTTGTCCCTGGCTCTCTAAAAATTCATAAATGTTGTTACCACTGACACCACTGATCGCTATGCTTGTATCACCTGCTGTAACACGGATGCTACGCTGTTGTGCGCCTACACTTAACAATCCACCTAATGGCGTATAAACATTGCCACCTATAGTCTCATTAGTGTATGCACTACTGAATGTCAAAAATTCTACTTCATCAGCAGTACCTGTAGTGTTTGCGATGTTTGCATTTGCAGTGAATATAGTACCTGCGACATTACTGCTAGCACCTAAACTAGTCCATGGCGTATTACCACTGACTTTGATGAGGTATTCTTGACCCACATCTAGATCATCTGCATCTGTAGGCAGATAATTGTTATAGATCACTAATTGCACAAACTCTGCGCTAGTGACATTCGCTTTATTATTAGCAACTGCTGGTATACTTGTACTCATGCTGTACCTACGTATTCATAAAGTTGGAAATCTTCGCTGAATTCTATCAATGCGTTGTTGATCACTGTGCCATTAGGTCTTTTATATGCACCAGGCACTAATGTATATGTAGGCATGTTTGGACAGAACATATTCCATTCACACGTATTGCCTACAGTGATACCTAATCCTACAACATTGACCGTCAATATATTTGGTCTATTTGTTGTAACAGTTATAGTGCTACCCGTACCTCTAGTTATCTGTGTTGTGCTTGTGAAAGGATATGGATAGTTGCCTAATTGTATCAAATCATTTGGTTCAAATATCACACGACTGCTTGGTACTACAGGTAGACCAGTCAATACCAATTGATTGCCTATGAAACTTTGCACAGTCATACCATTCAATTGATTTGTAGACAACTGACCTTGATATCTGAATATCCAACTCAAGCAAGCGTTATCACTGAACGTGATTATCTCAGGACTTACTACATCCATGGTGTCTAATGCTTCTAATAGATCACGATTGTCATAATATGACAAACTAGCAGGCATCTTTAATGTAAAACGCCATGGGTTCTTAGTTGGTGTAAGGCTGACTCTTGGTATCTCGTTTCGTGTGAATTGTATACCTGCGACCTTTCTACGATCTATGCTGATCGCATTGCATTTGTTAATGATTGTTTGTAATCCTGCCATGATTTTTTCCTATTATGCTGCCGCGCCATATGGCAATTCTTTTCTTGCTTGATTGCTTGCACCAAACAATGCTTTTCTATTCTCATAGAACAATGTTGCTACAGATTTAGCATCGACAGCATTGATGTTATTATTATATGTGTAATTGTTTACTACAGCCTGTTGCTGTTGAGGAGCACTTGACATC